CTGGAACTGTTACCGCTCAAACACTTTTGTACTACTCCAATGCACAGCCATTAGATTCTGAAAGCCAAACAGGCACCCCGCCAAGCGTTGTTGACATACACGGTTCTCAGGCTTCGTTGTGGTCTGCAACTTCATTTGGTTATGGAGTTTACGGCATGACTATACCTAACGGGACAGATTCATTGCTGTATTTCGGGGTCAGCCCGGTTGGTTTGCAAGGTTACACAAACACAAACGATTACGGCGTTGATGGTATAAATATCTACTATGGAGGGGGAACTAGAAATGGTTTTGATCCATACAATAGAAGCGGTAACACGCCATATAGCGGGACATATTCTATTCAATGCTGGGCTTATAACCTAAATGATTTGGCCGCAGTAAAAGCAGGTTCGATTCTTCCTTATAATGTAAAACCGTATTCGGCGTGGTCTATATCTCTTCCGTATACAACGGTATCGGCAAATAATTCTTCACTTACGACCAGCGCGCAATTTGCCGTTAGCGCGTCCGTCTATGATTCAATCAGAAAACGAATTTATATTTTTCATCGACGCGGCGGAACCGATGAATCGTGCGTAAGCGTGTATTCAGTTAGCAACGCATTGTAAGGAGTAATTATGCCTTGGGGCCCCGGTCAGTCAATTGCATCTGGTTCAATAGCTACAAATATAAATAGACTTTTTGTATTCGGAGCGACGGACGCTTATAAGGATCTGGTAAGCGGCACAACATATACTGGATCTTTGGCTGGCACTGCCGCGTTCGGGTCTGATGCAATAGGTACTTATGTTGAAACATTTACAAATAGCGATTTTTTGGTAACCGGATCGCTTGGGCAATCAGTCACTGATTCAGACTATTCGATATTTTTAACATTTTCTAGAAGCGGCACAGTCAATTCGTTTGCGCAATTGCTTTGGCATATTGATTCCGGTGGAGGTACTTTCCATGGCATTCAGCGCGAAGGCGGCGGCGCTACAACAAGAAGTTGGTATGCTGGTACTTCTACCAATATCGCAAACAATCTTGCGACAATAACAACAAATACTGAATTTACTGTAGTAGTAACAAAAACCGGGACTACTGGCAAATATTTTTTTAAGGGCGGGTCGGCTCCAATAAATTTTACTTCCAATACTTTTGCCGGATCAAAAACGCTCACACTTATTTATATCGGCGGTATAGCTGTTCATTACGCCGGTAGGTTTCGGGCATATGGTCGCTGGACTCGCGCACTGTCAGACGCAGAAGCGCAGTCGATGGCCGACAACCCGCAGCAGATCATCACTGCGCCGATCACCTACACCTACGCCCGCCCATCCAGTGACATCACCACCCAGTGGTCAACCTCATCCGGCACCACGCACTACACCCTGATCGATGAGACGGTAGCCGACGACAACGACTACATCGTTGCTACTGCTGCAGGCCAGACCGACGAAGTGAAGTTGGCGTCCATGACGCCCCCGCAGGTCGGCACCAACCTGGTCATCAACTACAAGGTGACAGCGGTCGACGGTGGCGCAACCGTCACCGCGTCGCTGCGTCAAGGTTCTGGTGGCACGCTCATTAAGGCAGACACAGCAAAGAATGCCAACGGCACTTACGCGCTGACCGTCGCGCCTGGCGACTGGGCGTTGGTGACGGACTGGTCTGACCTGCGGCTGCGGTTTGTGAGCGCCTAATCATGCCGTACGTCGTCCGCGTCACCTGGGCAGAGGGGCAATACCAAGGTACGTCGCCCACGACCATCTCCGCCAATGTCGGCAACGCAGTGGCTAACGGTGGCGGCCAGGCGGCAATTGCCACGACAATCACGTTTGGCGTTGGCAATGCGGTTGCCGCAGGAAGCCAAGCAAGTGTCTTGCAGGGCGACATCGTTTCGGCGGGCATTGGTAACGCTGTAGCTAGCGGCCCAGTAGGCGCAACGGTTTCCGAGAACGTAACGCTGGAGACTGCCGCAGGCAATGCTGTCGCAGCGGGTTTGGCGTTTGGCCTCACGAACAACACGCTAATCAATTTCGCTACTGCAGACGCATTCGCTGCGGGCCAGCGTTGCGATATCTTGCCGCCGCTTACCGTAGCACCTAGTGCAACGCCGGGCTATGCGCCGAGGACGCGCTACCGCGTGCGGGTGGGCAGCAGGTGGATGGAAGTCGATCCGCTTGATCCGGTAAGCGTGCGTAGAGCCTACGACGCCGCACAGGAAGACGCACAAGACGCTGCCACGCAAGACGTAGAAGCGCCCGCCGCTGTGGCCGCACAGGCCGTGGTGGTGCAGCCCATCAAGGGGCCGGACTACGCAGGGCTTGCCAAAGAGGCCCGCCGCATTAGCGAAGACATCCGCAAGGTTTATGCAGACGCACTGCAAACCGCTCTCATCGCGCGCCTCATGCGCGAACAGATAGAGCGCGACGACGAAGACGACATCGCCGTCCTGCTCGCAAGCATCTAGCCGCCGCGCAATCGGTTAGCACAAGCCGCCTTCGGGCGGCTTTTTTATTGCGCGTTCACTTCGGAAACACATGGACGACACAGAGAACAATCTGCCATCGGCAGAACTCTCGCAGCCCGCGCTCGACCAGGCGCAGCCCGAGACAGGAAGCGACCCCACTGCAGACCAATCCAACGACACCGATGGCGATACGCAAGGCGTTGACCCAGAGGTTTTTGAGGAAGTCGAGTACGAGGGGAAGAAATACGCACTCCCGCCTGAGCTGAAGGACGCAATCCTTCGGCAAGCCGATTACACGCGAAAGACGCAGGAACTGGCGCAAACACGCCAACAAGCCGAGCAGACATTCGCACAGCAGCAGGCACGCATCGAGGCTGAAAGGGCAAACATCCAAGCGGTGGCGCGACTCACTGCGCTGGATGAGCGTCTGCAGCAGTACGCAGGCGTTGATTGGGACAGCCTAAGCCAGAGCAACGGCGAGCTGGCCCAGCGCGAGTTCATGAAGTACCAGCAACTCAAAGACTCACGCCAACAATTTGTCGCACAAATCCAGCAGCACGAAGGCCAACGAGCAATGCAGGAGCAGCAGGAAACTGCCAGGCAACTGCAAGAGGCAAACGAGGCATTGAGCCGCGAGATTAAAGGGTGGTCACCCGACTACGCGCAATCCCTGCGCGAAGTAGCGAAGTCACTGGGCGCAAAAGAAGAGCAGCTGAACGGCATCCGCGAACCGTGGATCGTGAAGGCACTTCATGCGCAAAAGGTGCTCGCGGAGATGACCAAAAAGGCGGGCGCTGCTGCACCGGCAGTCGCTGCAAAACCTGTTCGCACCATCAGCGGCGGCAACGCAAAAGCCACTGTTGATCCCGACAAGATGAGCATCGAAGACTGGATGCGCCACGAACAGCGGCGCACGGCATCTGCACGCCGATAGCACTCACCACAACTTAGTCACTAACAAACCAATGGGCCGCGAAAGCGGCTTTTTTCATTTCTAGGACGCAAAATGCCTAACACTATCCTTACCCCCACCGCAGTGACCCGCAAGGCGCTGCAAATCCTGCACCAGAAACTCAACTTCATCGGCAACATCAACCGGACGTACGACGATTCGTTCGCCAACAGCGGCGCAAAGATCGGCGACTCGCTGAAGATTCGTCTGCCTAACGAGTACACGGTTCGCACGGGTGCTAACCTGTCGGCTCAGGACACCACCGAGACCAGCACCACGCTGCAGATCGCTACGCAAAAAGGCGTGGACATCACCTTCAGCAGCGCAGAACTGACTCTGAGCCTGGACGACTTCTCGTCGCGGATTCTTGAGCCTGCGATGGCTGTGCTGGCTGCGAACATCGAAGCCGATGCGCTCAGCATGTACAAGGACGTGTACAACATTGTCGACAACGACGGCAATGCCATCTCGTTCCTGAACATCATGCAGGGCCGCAAGCTGCTGAACGACAACCTGGCTCCGATGGACAACAACCGGACTGCGCTGTTGTCGACCGATCACACCGCCAAGCTGGTGGATTCGCTCAAGGGTCTGTTCCAGGACTCCAACGCGATCAAGCAGCAGTACAAGGAAGGCATGATGGGCCGCACCGGTGGTTTCGACTTCTACGAAAACACTCTGCTCGCCAACCACGCAACTGGCACCGCCGCCAAGACGACCACCTACACCGTCAACGGCGCAGTGACCACCAACGGCTCGACCGCTGTCACCGTGGCGACCGGCGCAACGACGTTTAAGGCTGGCGACATCTTCACCGTTGCCGGTTGCTTCCGCGTCCACCCAGAAACGAAAGTTTCCACGGGCGTGCTGCAGCAGTTTGTGGTGACCGCTGACTACGCTGGCGGCGCTGGCTCGGTGTCGTTCGCTCCGGCCATCTACACCTCGGGCGGCCGTCAGAACGTCGTTGCCGCAGGCATGGCCAACAGCTCGGCGATCGTCAAAGTCGGTGCTGGCAATGCTGAGTTGCTCACCCCGTCGATGGTCTTCCACCGCGATGCGTTTGCCTTTGCAACCGCTGACCTGGTGATGCCCAAAGGCGTCGATTTCGCGGCAAGGGAAGTTTACGACGGCATCTCGCTGCGTACCGTGCGCCAGTACGCAATTAGCACGGACACCATGCCTTGCAGGATTGACGTTCTGTACGGCTACAAGACGATCCGCGCTCAACTGGCCGCGCGTATCCACGCTGACGGCTGATCGCCCTAAGCGTTAAGCAGTAAGGGGCCGGCTCACAAGGCTGGCCCCACCATCACCAGAGGGAACTATGGCGCTCGATACCTACGCGGAACTCAAGACGCAGGTAGCCGCATGGCTGCATCGCAACGATCTGACAGACAGGATTCCGACGTTCATCGAGTTTGCTACTAACCGACTTGCTCGCAACATCACTTCGCCACGTATGGAGGCGTCCACGACGCTGAGCGTGGTCAATGGCATTGCTTCGCTGCCGAATGATTTCCGCGCGGCAATCTCAATGACGCAAGGCACAGTCGAATACAAGGCCATCACCGCTGCAGACATGCGGGCAATGGATCAGGGCGGCATCCGGCCTACCTACCCGGTGTATTCCATCGTTAACAACCAGATCAAACTCTACCCGGCTGACAGTTCATCGCCCACCTTTATCTACTCGGTGCGCCTACCAAACTTGGTAGCGGACAGCGACACCAACTGGGTGCTGCAGGACTACCCGGATGTGTATCTCATGGCATCGCTCGCAGAGGCACGCAAGTTTGTGCTGGATGACACGCGCCTGGTGCAGTACGAACAGATGACGATTGCGCGCATCGCGGAACTGAACCGCAACGAGCTGCGCAACGTCGAGAATTCGGCCACCTGGTACAAGCAGCGCGAACTGCCGGTGCATCTGCCGGCCTACGACATCCGGTTCGGCTGACATGCTGGTGCCGCTGACCCAATTCGCTCCGGACGCTGATCCGGGTGTGGCTGGCGCACTGGTGGACGCCACTGGCGTCATGCCCATTGAGCGCTCTATCAAATCCGCTCCAGAGGCGCTGGACACGGGCATCGCTACCGCTGCATCGGAAATTTATGGCGCGGCCACTGTGGAGCGCGTGGATAGCAGCAAGACGCTGTACATGGGCACGGCCACCAAGCTGTACTCGGCCAGCGGATCGACATGGACGGACGTTACCCGCTCAGCAGGTAACTACTCCGCGCCCGCTTCCAGTAGCTGGTACTTCACCACCTTCGGCAACCAGGTGCTGGCGGCCAACAACGGCACGGTGATGCAGGTATCCACTGGCAGCCTGTTTGCTGACATCACTGGCGCACCGCGCGCTGAGATTGTGGAGACGGTTGGCCTGTTTGTGATGGCGTTCAACGCATCCGACGGCTCGAGTTGGGACTACGACGATGGCTGGTGGAGCAGTGCGCAGGCCAATGCTACGGACTGGACGCCTGCCATTGCAAGCGGCTCGGTTCGTGGACGGCTATACGCCACACCCGGCCCTATCCGCGCCGCCAAGCCGCTGGGCGAGCAGATGGTGGTGTACAAGAACACGGGCGTGTATCTGGGTACTAATTCCGGCCCGCCGCTGTGGTGGACGTGGCAGCTAGTGCCAGGTGATGGCGGCTGTGTTGGCCGTTATGCGGTGGCGCAGATTGTGGTGAATGGTGCGCCCGCACACTTTGTTGTCGGCCCGCGTGGCATGTATGTGTTTGACGGTTCGCGGCCTGTTAAAATTGGGGACGGGATAGTACGTCGGTGGTTTTATCAGCGGCTGAATCCCACCTACCGCGAGAAAACATCTTGCGTTGTAGACCGAGCAGAAGGCGTCGTCTACATCCTGTTTGCCAATAGCGAGTCGACCGGCAGCCTGAATGACTGCCTGATCTACTCTTTCATCACCGGCAAGTGGGGCAGAGGGCGCAACTACGCGGCCCGCTTTGGCCTGCAGTACCTAGCCCCGTCCAGTACGTTCGATACCGTGCCGCCGGTTGGCGTGACGTATGAGGCAATCGACGCACCGAGCTACGACGACCTGTTCCGTGACGCGGATATGGAAGCGGCGGCCATCGTCACCACTGGCGACCGTATCGCAACGCTAAACGGCTCGGCCAACAGCAGCACATTCCGCACAACGTATTTCGGCACTGACGGCAACTTGTCGCTGATGCGCCGGGTGCGTCCGCGCTTCATTGCCAATCCCACCGCTGCCAGCATGAACCTGCTTGTGGGCGATGCACTAGGCGATGTGCCATCTACATACCAATCCGCCACCTACGCCGACAAGAGATTCGATGTGCTGGCTGAGGCGCGTTGGCATCAGGTGGATATGACCGTCACAGGCGGGTTTGAAATCACCGCGCTGGATGTTGATCTGTCTGGAGTCAGCAGCGAATGAAGCTCAACGAAGACCCGGTGCTGCCGTCGCTGACGGGGCCAACCTTCCTGCCATTTCTAAAGCACCTGCTGGCAAGCCTTGCCCGCCAAGTAAATGGGGCAACAGAAGGCCGCATTGCCTCCATCCACGCCGCCAATACCTCGTTCCCGACGACGGGCGACTGGATGCAGGGCGATGTGGTGCGCAACAGCACGCCGACGGAGCTGGGCAGCGCTGGCAGCAAGTATGTGATTACGAAGTGGGTGTGCGTTGCGAGCGGCACGCCTGGCACTTGGGTGGCCGCTCGCGCACTAACGGGGAACTGATGAACGTCGTAGAGATTGCGCTGCAACAGGCTGCGCACAGGCCGTTTTCTCCGCAACAGATGCATCACTTCGGCGGTGGTGTGTACGCCAAGGAAATGCACCTGCCAGCCGGCTCATTCGTCGTTCAGCACAAGCATGAGTTCGATCACCTGTCGGTGCTGGCAAGCGGGCGTGTGTACGTAGGTGTGAATGATGCTGTGAGCGAGTACAACGCACCAGCATGCATAGTGATTAAGGCCGGAGCGAATCACGTTGTAGAAGCGATTGAGGATGCGGTTTGGTACTGCGTTCATGCAACTGACTGCACCGACGTGGGCGCAGTGGATAACCAATTGATTGAAGGGGCGTAAAAATGCCAATCATTGCGGCAGCAGCACTTACGGCGGGCGGCAGTCTGCTAGGCGGCATGGCGTCTAGACGAGGCGGCGGCACGCAAGTCAGCAAGCAAGAGTTGCCAGACTTCCTGCAGCCCTATGCGCCAGAATACGCCCAGAGGGTGCAGGACGTTGCAAACCTGCCGTACAACGAATACGGATACAACCGCGTTGCCCCGTTTACCGAGGACACGCTGGCCGGCATGGACATGGCACGCAATGCCGCCAACTACAGCCAGCCGCTGTTCGATCAAGCGCAAGGCGAACTGTCCAAAACCATGTCGGGCGCGTACCTGTCGCCGGATAGCAACCCATATCTGCAAGGTACATACGACGCCGCTGCGGGCCGCATGGCCGATGCGTACAAGATGGGCACGGCAGCGCAGACCAACGCCGCTGCGGGCTTTGGCGGCGCATTCGGTGGCAGCGCTCAGTCGGAACTTCAGGGCCAGCAAAACCGCGCATTCGGTGACTCGCTAGGCCAACTTGGGCTTGGGTTGTACGGGCAAAACTATCAGGCTGAGCGCGGTCGCCAACTCGGTGCAGTGCAGGCCGCTCCTGCCTTTGCCGGCGCACGACAAGCGTTCGATTTTGGCAATGCAAACGCATTGAACAGCATCGGCCAGCAGCAGCAAGCGCTCGGCCAAAACTACCTGAACGCCGACTACGCGCAGTTCCAGGACGCCAACAACTACCCGCGTCAGCAGCTAGACGTTTATGCGTCCATGTTCAATCCCAACTTGGGACGCACCGCTACTGGCACGCAGTCCATCAACCCAATGCTGGGTACGCTGGGCGGCGCTGCTGGCGGGCTTGGTATGGCGCGCAGCTTTGGCCTGCTGGGCGGCGGCAATCCGTTTGCATCACAAGCCGGATCAGCGCTCAGCAACGAAGTCGGCCGAATGGGGAGCAGCACCTGGAATCCTTTCAGCGACTACAACACCGGCCGCAATGGCTGGGGCAGCTACGGCGAATAAAGGGCAATCATGAACTGGTCAAACATCACCAGCGGCTACATGCCGCAAGGCTCGCAGTATCTCGGTGGATTGCTCGGCGGGCCTGCTATGCAAAACCCCGGCATGTTTGCGCCGCAATTCAGCGCACTGTTTCGCGGCTTCGGACAATCTCCGTTCCCGCAGTACGGCGGCAACACGCGCAGCGCGCAGATGATGAACAACTACATGGGCGGGCTGCTGTCGCGCAGGCAGGGCTACCAACCGCCTGCCATGCCTAGCCGTGTTGCACCGGCTGCTGCACCCACTGCTATGGGTTATGGCGGGCAACCCATCCCCGACTACGTTCCTGAAAACAGAGGCTGACATGCCGGGATTGCTCGATGCACGCGGTGGGTTCAATGACCCGATCACCATGGGCCTGCTGGGTGCGTCGCAGGCATTGCTGACGCCTATGTCGCAGGGTGGCGGACTGGGTGCTGCGTTCGGCGCGTTCCCGGCTGCACAGCAGGCTGCGGAAGCCACCCGATACAGGCAGATGCTGCAGGCGTATCAGATGCGCAAGATGCAGCAAGAAGACGAAGACAGGCAGACCGCGCGCGATCTAGATGCGCAGATCAAGGCCGCTGCACGCAATTCGTTCGTCCCGCCTTCGCCGGGTTCACTTGGCGGCGGCGTTGCGCCTGGCTCACAACAAGGCCGCATGTTGTTGGAATCCATGTCTGGCGATCCAGACTTCGACCGAGCCAACTTGGGCGCAATCAACAGCGCGGCGAATACCGTTGGGCCAAAAGAAGCGGTTTCGTTGCCGACGCAGGGCGGGTTTGACCAGAACAATTTTATCAATGAACTGATAAAAGTCAGCCCGCTGAAAGCATTGGAGCTGCGCAAGTCGCTGCAAGGCGAATCGCCGTGGGCAAAAGTCTCTCCCAAAGACTACACGTCACAGTCTGTTGCGCGGTTTGCTGCCACTGGCAATCCAGCCGATTTGGTCGCTACAACGGAAGACAGTTTTCAGTACGTTCAAGGAGTTCCAGGCAACGATTACGCGCCGAGCATGCCAGCGGGCGTGTTTAACAGAAGGTCTGCAACATTCACGCCGTACGGGCCAGCCGCGTCACTCGGGCCAAACGCCCCGTCTGCTCCAAACAACCCCGCTGCGCCAACCAGGCAGACCGCGCCAAGTGCATCCCCAAGTCAGCAACCAGCAGGCACACCAGAGCCGGCAGACCCGCTGGCTCCGTGGAACGGGTTGCCGCCAAGAAAAGCTGACGAGGTAAAGATTCGTGAAGGCGAGCGGATCAGAAAGTTGCTGGACGAAGAGCGGGCTGGGCTGAAGCAAGACGCAGCGGCGTTGGACAGAATGCGTAACTTCGGAGCCTTGAACAGACGCACCGCAACCGGCGACTTCTTGTCAAAAACAGTGCCGTCGGTTTCGTCCTTCTTCTCTGGCGACAAGTCAAACATGAGCGCGATCACCGCCGCGCTTGCACCGCGTGAACGTGAGCCGGGTACAGGCGCTTCATCGGATAGGGATGTGGCGATGTTTGTGCAGGCCGTCCCGTCGATTGATAAAGAGGGGCCGGTTAACATGGCCATCCGCGATGCGCGGCAAGCCATGTACAACCGCGATTCTGATTATCTAAAGGCCAAAGAAGCCTACTTCGCGCGTCTTGGGCACATCACTGGGTTTGATGCGCAGTGGAAAGAATACGCAGACGCCGTGCCGGTGTTTGCTGACGACGCAACCCCCGATGATTTCAAGCTAAACCGCGCTGCTATAACGTTTGAAAAGTGGCAGAAGGGCGGCGCTCGATCAGTGCCCACACAACCCGCCCAGTCACAGACTGGAATTGGTACGCAGTCTGTCAGCGGTCAGGTGCTTGGCCCCAAGGTAACGAATTGGGCGAGCGTGCTTTTGACGGCTCAGAAAACCGGGAAAACACCAGAACAAGTTCGGCAGGATTTGATTAACGGCGGCTGGACAATTCGTTAAGGCAATCATGGCAAACCCTATCGCATCGTTTGTTGAGGCGCTGCTGCCGCAAGCCAAAGCCGCTGAAGCTGAGACAGGCATTCCTGCGCATATCCTGCTAGGCCAGGCCGGACTAGAAACAGGGTGGGGCAAGTCACTGCCAAAGAACGCAGACGGCACGTCATCGAACAACTATTTCGGCATCAAAGCCGGCGGCAACTGGCAAGGAAAGTCCGCCAGGACGGCAACCAATGAAGAAATTGGTGGCCGGATGGTGCGTATACAGGACAACTTCCGCGCTTACGACAGCCCGTCGCAGTCAATGGCCGATTGGGCAAAGTTGCTGGGCGACAACCGCTATGCAAACGCAAGAGCGGCGGCAATGAAGGGTGATCCGTCAGAGTTTGGCAATCAAATCTACAAAGCCGGATACGCAACGGATTCGCGCTACCCACAGAAAGTGTCTGCCGCGATCAGCGCAGTGCAGCGCGAAATGGGCGGCAATGAAGCGCAAGACCTGTCGTCGCAATTGTATGGCGCAAAGCCTGCACAAGAGGCGCAAGACCTGTCCGCTCAGCTTTATGGAAAGCAGACAAAAGCGCCTGCAGCACAAACGCGACCCGGTGCATTCATGCGTGGTGTTGAAGGCATTGCGCAAGGCATTGCAGACCCTATCAACGCGCTGGGCCAGATGTTCACACAGGCAGGCGCTTCCTTTGGCCTGCCTGGTGCTGCAAACAAAGCCGCCGAGTTCAATAAATACGTTACTCAGCAAGACGCGCAGTACAAAACTAACGTGCGTGGCGGGCAACCTGACTTTGACTTTGGTCGCATGACTGGCAACGTAGTCGGCACGTTGCCGTTAACTATAGCCGCTCCTGTCGGCGCATCTATGGCAAGTGCGGCAGGTTTGGGCGCTGGCGCTGGGTTGCTGTCTGGTGCATTGCAGCCAGTGACGCAAGGCGACTTCTGGGATGAGAAGCGCAAGCAGGCAATGACGGGAGCTGCTGGTGGCGCAGCTTTTGGTGCGGGCGGCAGGGCGCTGGCAGGGATGCTTTCGCCGACAGTCAACCCGCAAGTTACGATGCTGCGGCGCGAAGGCGTCACGCCAACCGTCGGGCAAATCATGGGCGGCGGTTTTAAATCTGCGGAAGAAAAACTGACTTCGCTGCCGTTTGTAGGCAGCGCCATTCGATCTGGACAGCAACGCGCTATCGGTGAACTAAACGAGGCGGCGTTCAATCGAGCCTTGGCACCGATTGGGCAAAAGCTGCCGACAGGGCAGATCGGCAACGACGCGGTGCTGTTCACCAGTCAAAAGCTCAAATCGGCCTACGATGACGCGCTAAATGCGGTTGGCCCTATAGGATTAGACAACCAGCTTATCAGCAACCTAAACCAGCTTCGCGCAGGGCTGGCTGTGTTGCCGAAAGACAAAGACGAGCAATTCGTTAGGATTCTGCAAAACGAAATTCTTAATCGCGCGTCTAACGGCCGGCTAACTCCTGAAGCAATGAAGGCCGCAGAGCAAAACCTTGGCGAGTTGTCTGTCGGCTACCGCGCCGCGCAAGACTATGACGTACAAAAGCTAGGCGATGCAATTGAGGCCGCGCAAGATGCTCTTCGGCAAGCCGTAGTGCGCCAAGCGCCGCCCGGAGCCGCCGACATGGTGAAAGCGGCAAACGCTGGTTGGGCAAACTTCAAGCGAGTGCAACGGGCTGCGTCATATGTCGGTACGGATGATGGTGTCTTTTCTCCGGCCCAGCTTCAGCGCGCTGTTCAAGCGGCAGACAGAAGCAAAGACAAGGCGCGTTTTGCAGAAGGCACCGCGTTGATGCAGGACTTGTCGTCTGCAGGGCGGTCTGTCGTCGGAACAAGAACGCCAAACAGCGGAACGGCTGATCGACTGAACGCATCCAACTTCTTAAACCCGATGATGTGGGCGCAGGTCGCTGCTGCCATTCCGGGGTCGCTAATGTACACACCGACAGGCCAGCGACTTGCCGCCAGCGCACTCACCGGACGCCAGGGCGCAGGCTACGGGCTGCTATCGGACGCGGCTCGCAGGCTTGCTGTGCCGGGTGGTGTTGCGCTCAGCCCTGCGCTGCAAGGCTTGCTGAATCAGTGACACAACGGTCGGCACAACCGCAGAGATGGCCGCCACCGCCAGGATTCTGTAGTACTGCTCGCTATCCATCAGACGCCCTTCTATAACCGCCACATCCTGCCACGCCAACCAGCGCCGCGCTGTCGGAGGAATCCGATACCGGCGCTATTTTTTTGCCCGGATGAACCATGCCCGTACCATCGCTAATTACCGACCTGTCCACCACAGCGGCGTCCAACTCACCGGCAGGCGGCGAATCTGCCAGGGGAACGATAGACGACTACTTCAGAGCGCATGCATCGTTTATCGCGCAAACATATGCACGGCTTCCTGCCGGCATCATCTGCATGTGGTCTGGCTCTACGGCGGCCATTCCGTCTGGCTGGTTTTTGTGCAACGGCTCAAACGGTACGCCTAACCTGCAAGACCGTTTTGTAGTGGCGGCAGGCAGCGGATATGCGGTCGGCGCTACAGGTGGCTCTGCGAATGCCACGCTAGTTTCCCACTCTCACACAGTTAGTGCATCGGGCACTACCGCTGGCGCAGGCTCGCACTCGCACTCAGTCAACGACCCCGGCCACTCGCACACCAATACGACAGGCAATCAAATCCTGAGCAACGGCACCGCAGTGTTCCTGTCCGGCTACAACAACGACGGCACAACAAACGGAGCGACCACAGGGATCAGCATCAACGGTGTTGGCGATCACACCCACACCGTTTCTGTGTCTGGCGGCACATCGACCGACGGCTCATCTGCGACCAACGCAAACCTGCCGCCGTACTACGCGCTTGCTTACATTATGAAAGCTTGACGCCATGACAAGTGATCCGGATTTCCTGCGGCTGGAAGCCAAAGTAGACAAACTCACCGACGCGGTAATGCGCTTGGTGCTAATCGAAGAGCGCCAGACGACACAAGGTGAGCGCATCGGTGCCTGCGAGACGAAAATCGCAGTCAACGAAGCGGCCATTGTCAAAACTGATCGCAAGGTTGACCAGTGGATAAACCGTGGCGTCGGCGTGTGGCTTGCTGCGTTAGTGCTATTTACGCTCGCGCAGTTTGGTGCCAAGTTCATCAAGTAGCCGATGTTCACCAACCAGGCCGGCGTCGAACTTATAAAAGAGTTCGAAGGGCTGCGGCTGCGCGCGTATCGATGCCCCGCAGGCGTTCCAACCATTGGCTACGGTACCACTGTGTATCCCACGGGCTACAAGGTGCAGATGGGCGAGCAGATCACCGCAGAGCAGGCGGAAGAGTATCTGCGCAGTGATCTACGGGCTTTCGAGCGCGAAGTCGAGCGCATGGTGCTGGTGCCGCTCAACTCCAACCAGTTTGCCGCGCTTGTCAGCTTCGCCTACAACCTGGGCGCGGAAGCCCTGCGCAAGTCCACCTTGCTGCGCCTGCTGAATGCCCACAACTACGCGGGTGCTGCCGAGCAGTTTGCACGATGGACGTATGCCGCTGGCAAGCAACTGCCTGGCTTAGTGCGCAGGCGTGCCGCAGAGCGTGCGCTGTTTATCCAAACGGATATAACGCCCGCCGTTAATACGCCACCCGCCAGCGTGCCGGATGTTGGCGACTTCCCATCCATGCAGCCCGTCGCTGCAATCCATACGGACAAACACATGGCCCCAATCGTCGCGGCGTTGATGCCGTCGCTCATCTCTGCCATTCCCGAAATTGCCAAATTGTTTGGATCTGGGCCGAGAACAGACAAGACAGCGGCCATCGCGCAGAAGGTTGCCGAGACAGTGATTGCGGCCACCAACACGCCCAACTTGCAAGCCGCTGTGGAGACGGTGCAAGCCGATCCGCAAATGCGTGCGCAGGCCACAGAAGCCGTGCAGGCCATCTGGTACGAGCTACAAGAGATTGGCGGCGGCATCAGCGCTGCACGGGAGTTCTCCGCAAGGACTGCGGCGGATGGGGCGAGTTTTGTCCGCATGCCAGCCTTCTGGATCAGCCTTGCCCTGCTGCCGCTTCTGTACGGCACGGTGTACGCGGTGCTGACGGGCGGTGACGGGTTCACCAGTGAACTGCGCGCAGCCATTGCCAGCAGTGTGGTGACGGGCGTCCTGGGGGCTGTAGCGGGCTTCTGGCTTGGCTCTAGCTTTACCACCAGCCGCTCCCGTGGACTGAACGCACAACCCGCTAACGACCAGCCATGAAAGCCGCCCTGGCGTTTGTGGCCGTGATGGTTCCGGCCCAAGCCCAGGGGCCGGTGTTTGACATCCAAGTGGCTTGCGACGGGCCGGTGCCGCTAGGCATGCGGATTACTGCGCTGCGCCCTGGGTCTGCCCTTGTCCGGATTTCTGAACTTCTGGAGTTCTGCGCCCGTGAGTACGAGCAAGAAGAAAAGAAGCGAATCTAAGCCGGCCGTCATGGTGCGGGTGAAGTGGACGGACGCAGCAATGTCTACGTCCCCGCACTGGCAGGAAGGCCAGCAACCCAAGCCGCCCAAGGGCAAGGCCATGCACATCTGTCTCACTGTGGGCTGGCTGGTGCACCTGGATGAGAACTGGTGCCAGGTGGTGGCCACGCTCACCGATGGCGGCCACGCGCATGTCACCGAGATCCCTGTTGGCATGATCGAAACGATTGAAGTGCTAGAGCCTGCGGGCGAGATGGGTGCCTGATGGCTGTGCGCAAGTTCACGGATGAGCAGTTGCTGGAGGCTTTACGCGAAACCAAAAGCCCAGCAAAACTGGCAGCAAAGTTTGGTATGTCCACGCGCGCAATGGTGACGCGCATGCGTGCTGTAGGCGTTGCTCCAGCCAAGTCGGCCATGGATGCACAGGGCCTTCCAACAAGGGCGATGGTAGAGCGCAGCATCGGACGCATTACCACCACGATCACAGACGGGCGCGCGGTGGTGTTCTCGGACGCCCACTTTCAGCCAGACTGTATCTCAACTGCTAACCGTGCCCTGCTGAAGTTGCTGCCAGAGCTGCGCCCCGCGCTGGTGGTGTGCAACGGCGATGCACTGGACGGTGCAAGCATCAGCCGACACCCGCCGCTGTTTGGTGAGAAGCCGCACACGCCTGCCGCAGAACTGCGAGCGTGTCAGGAGCGGTTGACGGAAATCGCCGAATTATCGAAGGGTGCGCTGCGCATCTGGACGCTGGGCAACCACGACATCCGGCTGCATACCTACTTGGCTACCCAGGCCCCGCAGTTGGCAGACATGCCCGGCTTGGACTTGCGCACCTTGTTCCCGGAGTGGCAATTCTGCTGGTCGATGCGGGTGAACGACGACACGGTGATCAAACACCGCTACCGAGGCGGCATGTACGCGCCTGCCAACAACGTGCGCGGCTCAATGGGTATGTCGTTCGTTACCGGCCACCTGCACAGCCTGAAAGTTATGCCTATTTCGGCATACGCAGACAAGCGCACCGCATTTGGCGTCGACACGGGAATGCTGGCTGAGCCGGATTGGCCCGCGTTCATGTACCGGGAGGATTCGCCCGCCGACTGGCGCAGCGGGTTCGTGGTGATGACGTGGCGCGGTGGACGCCTGCTGTGGCCCGAGGTGGTCAACGTGGTGGAAGAGGGCGTGGTTGAGTTTCGCGGCGAACTAATGGAGGTTTAGATGGCAGATAGGCGTGGCGTTGGGCTGTTGGATGCGTACAGGCAGTACGTGGGCGACCCGTTTGCATCAATGGTCGGTGGCGCTGCGCGTGGCTACCTTGGGTTGGATAAGCCAACCTATGCCAACGAGGAGGCGTATCGCACGGCGCAGGCCATTGGCAACATGCCCGGCTTCGGCGCGCCCGCTGGAATCTTCAAGGCTGCGGCCAATGCGCCGGAGGTAATTGCAGCGCTGGGTGGCTTGCTTGGGAAACCGGGCGTCGGGAAACTCGCGCAGTCAGCGCCCAAGATGAAAGCACCGCAAGACGAAGCGTTGGAGATTGCACGCAAGAATGCAGTGAAGATGCTGGGCTTGCCGGAGAACAACACGGCGATGGATCGTGCGCGGACGATGGGGTTTGATGTGGAAGGGTTCCACGGAACCAACAAAGACTTTCCGGCCTTCAAAGCAGACATGGCGGGTAAAAGTGACTACGGCACTATTGGTCAGGGGGTTTACATTGATCCGTCAAAAAATGCTGCGTACTCCAATTTAGTCACGAGAATTATTGCCAAAGAAGGCGGTGGCAATGTAATGCCTCTTATGGCTAGGTCTGGAAATGTTTTTGATGCGGCTGATTTGCCGCTGATTCATAACGCAGAGCGTTCAAAGGCAGTTACAGACAACTTAAAAGCGCTGGGCTTTGATTCTGTGCTTTCAAAGGTGGACGGAAAGCCAAGCGAGATGGTCGTTTTTGACCCGTCTCGCATCCGCTCCCGCTTTGCCGCCTTCGATCCTGCTCGCGCAAAAGAAAACGACTTGCTGGGCTTTGCAGACCCGCGCTTGCTGGCGCTGATTGCTGCCGGCACAGGCGGTGGGCTGTTGGGCTACAACTACTCGCAAGACCGATGAGCGCCGCACTGATCGCTGCTGTCGGCGTCGTCTACGCCGTCATCGCTGCCGACCTGTACCGCTCCGGCCAGCCAGGTCTGGCACTGGCGTTTGCCGGCTACGCGCTGGCCAATGTTGGGCTGTACTTGGAGGCGCAGTAGCAACAAACCCACCTATTCCGCAACCGCGTACCGTACCCCAAAGTGGGGTACGGTCAGCCTCTAGCCCAGCCCGCCAAGCTGTCCAATACTCGCAAAACCGCCTCTATTTTCACCGCGTTTCGCTACAGCCAAGCTTGCCTCGTTTCTTAGACACCGCGAGTGCTAGATCGGCTCTGTGCGCGGCCTAGCGGGCAATTTTGTAGCGAATGACCGAGTACCTTACCAAGACGTAGATCGGCTATCCATGCGGGTCTTCAGGCGTCGTTGTCTAACAAATCCAAAAGCTGTCTAATACTTTCAGCGTTTTGCGGTCTTGCTGGGGCCGATGACGACGGGCACAACCTTGTCCCGCAGGTAACGCCTGGTCACTTTGGCGTCCGCATGGCCGAGCAGTTTTTGCGCATCAATGCCCTGGGCGTCGGCGTCGGTTCCGCTCATTGCTCGCAGATCGTGCAGGTTGGCGTCCAGCACTCCAGCCTTCTCGCAAGCCACTGTCCACTGCTTGTGAATCATGTGATACGCCGGCGGCTTTGCGCCCAGCAGGTACATGTGCACCACATTCCGGTGCAGCGCCCTGGCGTCGGCCACCGCACTGCGCAGCTCTGGCGTCCAAGACAGTAGCAGCCGGCTCTTTGTCTTTTGCTGCTGAACAAAAATCCCTTCCTCGCTGATATCGTCGCGTCCAATTTTCAGCACGTCACCGATGCGTTGCCCTGTCGCGTAACACAAGTCCATCACCACGCGCAGCAACGGCCTGGCTTGCTCGCGTATAGCGTCAAACTCGGATTGAGTGATTCGCCTGGTGCGCGCTTCCTGCTTAATCCGTTTGATTGCAATGCAGGGGTTTGATTCGACAAGCTGTTCTTCCAGTCCGTAGTTGAATATCAACTTCAGGACGGTAATTAGCCTGTTCGCTACAGCCGGCGTGGCTACAAACGCCCTGCGCATTTGCGCTACATCACGCGGCGTCACTTGGTGTGGAGCAAAGTCTGCAAAGATGTCTTGCAGCTTGACTGCGCAAAAAGTGTATTGCTTGATCGTTTCCTTGGCCTTGCCGCGCAAAATAGTCGGCAGCGCCTCTTGAATCAGTGCGGGCATGCCGCCCAGCTTTTGCTGTTGCAGGCGTGCGTACTCTGCGAGCGACTGATCGAGGTCAGTGCCTAGCCGCAGCCACTTGCCTTTCTTAACGTACCAATACGCCCCGTGTTTCAGGTAAACGCAGGCGGGGAGATGGCGCTGCAGCTTTCTCGGGCGCATGTTCTACGTCCCTCCTAAATACAACTATTGTTCCGTCGGTACGCCTGCGAAACGGTACGCCCAAGGCACGCAACTCGCGGGCCTGTGCGCTGTTCATCTTGCGCCCTGTCAGCGTCTGCAACTCTTCTATGCTCAGAATCATCGTGCGCCCCCTGGACGCTTCGGCATCGGCGACCACGCGACAAAGTTGCTGTTAGTCACCCAATCCCCGATCACAGTCACGCCACCCGATGTAAGCACCAGCAGCTTCACGCCGCGCGGTGGTGGCTCAATGACTGGATCGCGCCAGTAAACAGTCCCGGCCACGGCTGGCATGAACGTGTTCTCGCTCATTTGGCTTGATCCTGCCCGCTTTGCCATCCGCGCAGCTTCGCAACCTCTGCACACGCGCATGCGTAGTGCGCTGGCCCCCACGACCAACAACCGTCGGCGTGGGTTATAGAAGATTTAGGCGAATTATCCTGTTGTGATAAATCGCTGGCGGCCAAGGCTGCGCGCAACCTATCGATGGCTGCGTTGTGCGCTTTGCCAAGCTCGATTTGCTCTACGGACTGAAGCTCACCAGAGCGCTGCCGGTTTCTAAGTAGCCTTGGCGTAAGCGTTATGGTCACGGCACCGTGATTCGTCCATTTAATTGGCCATTCTTCAAGATGAAAAAATCGGCCAAACGGGCGCTGCCATGCCTCAAGCACATCCAACGCCTTCTGGGCTGCATTCAATAAATCACTCACGCTGCCAGCCTCCCGGCCAACATCTGATTCATCCGAATCTGTTTTAGCCGCGCACGGCTCTCGCGCTTCATCTGCAGCGGAGTCTTGGGCACGCGCTTCACATCCTTGGCATTGCCAAACGCAAATACGCGCTCACACGGCCTGCCCAGCCTGTCGCGCCGGAACTCAACGATGTGCACAACCCGCTCTTTGTGCAGCGCTGCGATGTAGCGCAAAATCGTGATGTACGACAGCCCGGTCTTCTCTGCCAGTTCGCGGGACGACACTTCATCGTCCATTAGCGTTTTCATCATCCGCGCCAGTGCGCTGGCGTTAACCTTTGCGTATCTCATTTGATCGGTTCCTGAACCACATACCCGTGGTTTCGCAACAGGCGCTCAGCGGCCCGCAGCTTGGGCGTGAGCGTGTCGCGCTTCTTCTTTGGCCTGCCCGCATGCGGCACCCACTGCTTTCCGAATGTCTCTTGCATCTGCGGCAGGTGCCGCGTGTCAAAGGGACTGACTGTTTCTTCCATGTCTTGCCTTTCCTTACCAATCACCGCCACACCTCGCCTGCCTTACCCCGCCGCGCCGCGCCGCGCCTTGCCATACCGCGCCGCGCCTTGCCATGCCTGCCGCGCCCCGCCAATCCGGTCGGCGCCCGTCCTAACCTGGCCATGCCGTGCCTGCCTTGCCAGTCCGCGCCACGCCGTGCCGCGCCGGGCCGCGCCGGGCCACGCCTCGCCTGCCTTGCCTTTCCGCGCCCCACCGTGCCCCGCGTTACCGGGCCATGCCAGTCCTCGCCTGCCCCACCCCGCCCCGCCGCGC